GTGCACCCTGAAAGGGTTGCAACGGGTAGAGTAGATGGATGGCCTAGGGCCATCAACATTACTCGTCAGTTATTCTTCCAAGTAAGAGACCGTGGTCCCTTCAGGAAAGAGGCTGATCAGATAATCCGATCTCTATTCGCAATGAGTAGGGTAATCGAAGATTTCAACGAATTAACTTTAGATTCTATCGAATATAAAGCGAAAGTTGACCCGACATTTTTAAAAGAATTCGATCAATTCCTTGACGATCTTTTAGGAAAATGTGTTATTGAGGGTGAATATAGTGAGAAGGATGGAAAGGATACTTTCCATATTCAAACTAAACTAGGGCTCATTCCATATGACTATGAAATAAAGCCGCCGCTTTCTTTTAGTTCTTCAGGACCTAATAAAGTCCCGAAGGCAGAAAGTGCACCGTATGAAGCTTATTTACTTACAAAAGATATAGGCTCGAAAGAGCTATATCCTCATTTAAAGGAAATCGTAAGATTAACTAAAAATGAAGAATTTGCTAACTTTATTGAACTGAATGCAGATCTGTATTCAGAAAAATGTAAAAGCGTAAATAAGGTCTGTAGAAAGGGAGCCATTTTATTTGACAAATCCCATCAAAAAGACGGAGTAGTTCTTGCAGACCATTGGGCATGCAGTCCTACTGTGAATGAAGCAAAGTCAAAAACTTTGCGAAAAATAACTTCGGTTCCAGACTCCGGAAATAAATCAAGAGTAGTGGCTATACCTGACTACTGGACTCAATGCGCGTTAAGCCCATTTGAGGAAAACATATTAAATGTTATAAAGGTAGTCTACCCAGAGAATTCAAATATTTTTGATCATCCGGGCGGGTTCAAGAAGCTACAAAAGGCTATTAAAGCTGGTACGTCATCGTTAGATGCGACAAGCTGGACTGATACTTTTTCAAGTAAAATCCAGAAAAGAGTTGTTTCCAAGCTATTCGGTACAGAATTCTGTAACGCATGGGCGGGATTAGTAGTACACTGCCACTGGAATGTCAAAGACACTGACCAAAAAGTCAGATATCTAACAGGACAGGGAATGGGTACTAAGGGCTCTTTTCAAATAGCAAGTTTAACCTATCTTCTCGTAATGGAATTCCTAACGAAGAAGAACTATTCGGATGAATACGAACGGAGAATAAAATCGAGAGATTTTATTGATCTTTTCAATCAGATCGGTGATGATTCGTGGAATCAAGACCCTGATGGAACAGTTCGTAAAGATTTAATTGAATTAGTCGGAATGCCGATTAATAAAAGTAAATCGAAATTCTCAACAGATGAAAATCTTGTTGGAGAATACGTCTCACGTAATATTAATTACGGACAAGACGTTAGCCGAATATCTCTGAATTTGTGCAGACAGGTGGGAAAGAATATATTCTTTCTGCCCGATCTTGTAGCACATCTAGAAGAACGTACCAAATCTTTCGATATTGGTATGTTAATAGATTTTCTCAGAGGTAGAGTTAAACCTAACGGTAAACCTTTTTACGCTGACCACATTTGGTCCTCGTTTTATAAGGCACTAATAGTAGATGATGTCATCAATGAAGACAAAATCTTCTACCGTTTACTTGTAGATCTTAAGAGGTCGTT